GTGGGTTGCCAGTGTAAGTGACTTATCACAATTTATGGTTCGTTTTGGATGTGGCCCTGTGCAACTCAATGCGCTGACCGCAGGTGAATTGGATAGCGGAACGGCAGGCAATGTCATTCCAAGCAACACATCATATTACACCATCCAAATCCAAACTGGTGCAGGCAATCCGGGAAGTGAGGTTTACCGCTTTGATGTAGTTGAGGAATGCTCAAAATATCTGCCACAGTATCTTAACTTTTTAAACCCATTAGGTGGCTTTGAAAGTGTCCGCTGTAGCATGGCATCCAAAGACAAGTATAACGTGAGCAGAAAGCAATTTAAACGGAACAATTACACATTGTCGGGCAACACGTACGCATATGATACCACGAAACACGGGATTGCTAACTACGCGGTAGAAAAAACCAAAGAGGTGACATTGAACACCAATTGGCTCACCGAAACAGAGTTTGAATGGTTGCAAGATTTGATTGCGTCACCCGTTGTCTTTTTGGGCAACATTCCTGTCAACATCGTAGATACAAGCTATGAGGTATTTGATTATGTGGATGGCCCGAATAATCTTAAAATAACTGTGCAATATACTGAACCTGAAAGGTTGCAAAACGCATGAACAACGTAAGGCTTGTATGCGGTGGGGTATCGGTTGACCTGCCGAGTGATTTTGGAATACTGATAAACAAAAGCATTGCCGACATTCGGGAGCCGGAAAGCCGCTCATCGGATTGGAGCAAGACATTCACTTTGCCCGGCACAAAGGCAAACAACAAGCTGTTTACGCACTTGTTTGATTTGAACCTGAGCATCCGCAACACATCAACAACGAATTTCAACCCTGATTTCAACCCCAACCTGAAAGCCGATGCAATCCTGCAAGTTGATGAGGTTACGCAGATACAAGGCTTTATCAGGCTGCTTGGTATTAAAGTCAATGACTTCAATCAAATAGAGTACGAATGCTCAATGCACGGGGAGTTGGCCGACCTATTTGCAAAGGTTGCCGATGCCAAACTTGCTGATTTGGACTTCACTGCCTACAATCATATCATAAGTGATACCAATATATTCAATAGTTGGGATACCTCGATAGTAAAAAACGGCTCATCTGGGTATGTAAACTTTAGTGGTGGCGCACCAATTGGTGAGGGTTACGTTTACGGGTGGATAGATAACGGGCAATATGCCAATTATCAAACACTTTACACCGATAATATGACCCCTTATTTGTACGCGAAAACAGTTGTAGATGCAATTTTTAGCGGTACGGGTTACTCATATTCATCTGGCAGTTTTTTCAACACAGCGCAGTTCAAAAGATTGGTGGTTCCTTGCCCTACAAAAACACCCATATTAAGCGAACAAAATATATTAGATAGGCAGTTTCAAGCAAAGTTCAGTGGTAGCGTAACATTTGGAAACACATCCACACAGATGCTTTTTCCTACCGAAATACTTGACCCGTCAAACCAATGGAACACAGGCACATCGGAATTTACAAATGGCTTTTATTCGCAAGGTTATGATTTTACAATCTATTTAGATGGCAGTGCAACCGGGTTAACAGCAACGGCAGGGGCGCAAGATAAGTTGTGGTTTAGATTATTTGTCAATGGCGTGGTTGTTCAAGAAAAAGGAGTTTGGACAACAAACACCGCAGCAGGCACAGCAACAATAAATGACTATGTGCGTTTTCAAAATATCAAACTGCAAAAAAATGATGATGTTGTTGTGCATTGGTATGGTGTAAGACAGGGCGGTATCGGTGCATTTATTTCGGGCGCACAAGTAACCTTAACAGCCAATACATCGTTTTATAATTTTGTGGTTGAGAGTTCATACGCCTATGATGACACAATGGATTTCAGTGGATTTTTCACTGGCGTTGAAACCAAGCAGCGTGAATTTATGCGGTGGATTTTCACAATGTTTAATCTGTACGTTGAAGCCACTGAAATTGACAAACAACTTGTCATCCTGCCACGTGAAGATTTTTACACCACAACCGTGCGCGATTGGACAAAGAAACGCGACCTATTGCAACCGCTTGAAATCACACCAATGGGAGAGTTGGATGCAGGTAGGTATTTATTTACCTACAAAGACGGTGAGGATGAAGGCAACAAATACTACAAAGAGGATTATAGCCGTACATACGGTGACCGCCAGATATTGGTGCAAAACGATTTTGTAAAAGATGAAAAGAAAATTGAGATAGGATTTGTGCCGACCATCATTGTAAAGCCAGAACAGGAAACAGACAAGTATCTGCCAGAGATTGCAACAAATGACGGCAAGACCAAATCCGGTGATTTAAGGATATTGCAATACAAGGTTAAAACCTGTGCAGGTTATTTGGTACGCAATGGCTCTTGGAGTTTCAACCCACCAGCAGGAGCGGTAAAAACAAAATACCCGTATATGGGCCACTTGGATGACCCGTTGACCAGCAGCACAGATATAAACTTTGGGATGCCCCGTTTTATCGGATTGCCACCCGGCACAGCCGTTACAAACAACAATCTATTTAATGCCTATTGGTCAAAGTATTTGCAGGAAATCACCGACAAGGATAGCAAGATAGTAAAGGGTGCATTTTACCTCACCCCTGCCGATATGGAAAAGTTGTCATTTCGTGACTTGTATTTCTTTGACAACAATTATTTCAGACTGAATAAAATTGAGGACTATGATCCCGTTAATCCATCGGTCAATATCTGTGAGTTTCTCTTCCTTAAATCGGGCGTTACTTTCAATGCAACCACTGGAAGCGTTGGCGGTGGTGGAACGCAAAGCGGTGGGGGTGGACAAACAGAATATGACCCAGAGGGTGGTGGGACTTCAAACAAAGTAATCAATCAGCGTGGTATAAATATAGGAAATTTTAATCAGGCTGGTGATGGTGTAATTATAGGCAATAGAATAAGCAACTACGGACTACGAAATGCAGCGTTTGCCACCAGCGGTGTAACTTTTCTATGTGATGACAGCATAGTTATTGGAACACCACCGCCAACAAATGCGGTTGGATGTAATGAAGTTTGGATATCCGGACAAATAATAAACAATAATAATTTCGGCAGCAATCGTTTTGTGTTCCCGACAGCCAACTACACGGCCGAGCTGCAATACGACATCATTGTTTTTTCTGCTGATGGCAACGGAACTATAACACTACCCCCAGCAGCGGACAGCACATCCAAAGCATTTTGGGTGGTTAAAAAAGGGTCAGGCGGCACTTTGAGAATAGAGCCTCATGCAGATGAATTAATTGACGGGACAGACCACTATAACATAAATAATCAGTACGGCACGGCTTACCTTGTGTGTGATGGCACAGAGTGGTATGCACTAACAAATAAGTAAAATGGCACAGACAACGGTAGCAATAAATTTAGAAGCCAAAACAAAAGGCACGGAAAGCGTTAAGTCGCTAAAAGCACAAATCAAAGAAGCAACTAATGAGGCAATTGCATTATCGCAAAAGTTTGGTGCGTTATCACCTGAAGCAATAGCAGCAACAAAGCGCGTTGCGGAACTTAAAGACCAAATGGAAGATTTTAACCAGCGTGTTGCTGCGTTAAATCCTGATAAGTTTGCAGCTATTGGAACAGTTGTCAAAGGTTTGACAGGTGGTATTCAAGCGGCACAGGGCGCAATGGTTTTGTTTGGTAGTGAGAGTGAAGATGTACAAAAGGCTTTATTAAAAGTTCAAGGCGCAATGGCATTTGCGCAAGGTGTTGACCAATTGATGCAGATGCAAAATTCATTTGGTGCGCTTGCAACTAAAATTAAAGGCCCAGTTGTCGCTGCTTTCACAACTCTTCGCGGTGCTTTAATGGCAGTTGGCATTGGAATACTTGTTGCTGGTGTTGCTGCCCTGATTGCAAACTTTGACAAGGTTTCCGATTGGATTTCAAAGTCATGGTTTGGCAAACTTGCAAACGCAATAGGCTCGGCATTTACCGCATTGACTGATTTTATCGGCATCACATCACAGGCCGAGCGTGACCTTGAAAAAATGGAAAAAGCTACCACAAAAAGCAATCAGGAACTTGGCAGGCAGATTGAGGTTTTGACCGCGTTGGGTGGTAAAGAAAAAGAGGTTTACGAACTCAAAAAACGGCAGGCTGAAAATGAGTTGAACGTCTTGCGTGAAACCTTAAAAACAAAAGGCAAACTCACGGACGAAGAGTGGGCCAAATTCAATGACCTGAAAAACAAGCAAAAAGTCCTGACCATTGAATACAACAAATTTGTAAAAGGAGAGGAAGATAAAAAGAAAAAGGAGGATGAAGCCGCAGCAAAGGAAGCCGCAGCAAAGGCGCAGGAAAATTATAAAAAGAACATAGAAAATGAGCGCAAGGCGTTGCAAGATTTGGCAGAGGAAAGGCGTAAGCAATTAGAACTTAATGCAAAAGATGAACGTGCGCTGGCTGACATCAAATACAACAACGATTTAGAGCGTTTAAAGGTTGCCAAAGCAAATGACCTGAGACAAGAGAATTTGACTGCATCAGCAAGACAAGCAATAAAAGACAAATATGCGGTGCTGGAAGTCAATGCGAAAATAGAGCATGATAAAAAGATAAAAGACCTTGACCAAAAGGCACAGGATGAAAGGTTAAAACAGCAGGAAGATTTTGAAAACAAGCGCAAGGAGTTGACCGAAAAAGAATTTGCCGATACCACTACATCAACAGACAATTTTTATAAAGAACAGCAGTTGCGTTTAACACAACAAAATGCAAGTGCTGATGAATTTACAACACTTGAATTACAGCGTTTGGAAGCGCAGTTGCAAAACGCGAAAGATTACGGACAAAGCACTGTTGATTTAGAACTGCAAATCGCGGCAAAGAAAAAGGAGATTTACGATAAGGATGCCGCAGATAAAAAAGCCGCAGAGGAAGCAAAAATCGAATATCAAAATCAAATGCTACAAGCTACATATGATAGTTTGGCAGCATTGCAAGGTATTTTAAAAGAGGGTAGCGATGCAGCAAAAGCAGCTGCGTTGCTTGATATCGCAATCAAAACGGGTGTTGGCTTTGCGCAAGGTTTGGACATTGCACAAAAAGGTGCTGCCGGAACTGGGCCAGCTGCACCATATGCATTCCCAATATTTTACGCTCAACAAATTGCTGCTGTGCTTGGTGCGGTATCACGTGCAAAAGCGATACTCAAAGGTGGTAGCGGTGGCGGTGGTAGTACAGGCGGTGGCGGTGTATCTGTTCCATCTGCGCCTGCACTTGCCCCGACCGCTGGCGGTACTCTTCCTGATGAACAGCAATTTGGTGGAATGGGTAGAGTGTACGTGCTTGAGGGTGACATCACCAAAACCCAAACCCGTGTCCGTAGGTTAAGAAATACCAGTGTTGTGTAAATCTACTTTTAAAGATATGGAATTGCCTGTTTATAAAATTGTAGTTAATGAAGACGATGACACCGGGGTTGATGTAGTTTCTTTCGTGGAACGCCCTGCCATACAAAAGGACTTTATGCTGTTTAATCAGCAATTTGTTGAGCCGGGTGCAAAGGAAAGCGAAGATGAATTTATCGGAAGGTGCATTCCATACATGGTTGGTGAGGGCATGGAACAAGAGCAGGCTGCTGCCGTGTGTTATTCCAAATGGCAAAGCCGTGAGAAAATGGCAGGTGAGAAAATATCGATTGACTATGATGATACACTTTCAACCGTGCGTGGCAAAGAACTTGCAAAGGAACTGATTGCCGATGGTGCTGATGTTTACATCATATCTGCCCGTAATGACAAAGAGGGAATGTTATCGGTCGCTGCCGAACTTGGCATCCCAGCATCAAAAGTTTTTGCAACTGGAAGCAATCAGGCAAAGGTTGCCAAAGTAAAAGAACTTGGCATCGTTAAACACTACGATAATAATGCGGATGTGATAAAAGAACTCGGCAGCGTAGGTATGAAGTTTGAAAGCTATGACGATTACCCAGAGGCCGCCAAAAAAAATGCAAAGGTTGCCCTGCGATGGGCAGAGGAAAACGGCTGGGGTGACTGCGGTACACCCGTTGGCAAGATAAGAGCAAATCAATTGGCAAATGGTGAGGCCATTACCCGTGAAACCATCGCAAGAATGGCAGCATTTGAACGCCACAGACAGAACAGCCAAAAAGAACTTGGTGATGGATGCGGTCGACTGATGTGGTTGGCATGGGGTGGAGATGAGGGTATCGCATGGGCGCAAAGAAAACTGCAACAAATTGACATGAAGCAGGCATATTCTGTGCAGGATGAGGAAAAACGTATTGTCACCGGGCCAGCCATGTTGTCCGATTTTCCAATATATAGATTTGATAATGTGCGTGGCGAGTATTATGTGACCTTTGATGCACCCACAATTTGGACTATTGCAAAGAAATTTGTCCGTAAAAACTTTTATAAAGCGGTAAATACCGACCACGAAACTCCAGTTGATAGCGGAGTGCATATGATTGAGAGTTATTTTATCGACCGTGAGCGTGGTGTTATGCCGCCGAAAGGCTATGAGGATGCCAAAGACGGCAGCTGGTTCCTGACCTATTTAGTGGACAATGACGAATTGTGGGCCAAAGTAAAAGCAGGCGAATGGAAAGGATTTTCCGTTGAGGGATTTTTCGATATGGAACAAGATGATACAATGTTGATTGCCGAAATGCGCGAAATAATCAACTTGCTGAAAAATTTTGCATAGGTTTTTGGCCTTGTACCTTTTATGGTATGGATTTCAAAACAGAACTTTCAGAAATGAAGAGCGGACTTGCTGCTTTTATGGCAGAAGTTAAGCAGCGTTTCAATGAAGTTCCGGCTGAACCCGTTGAAGCTGCGTTTGGTGAGTTGACTTTGGTTGACGGCACAATCGTAGTATTTGACGGTGACGAATTGAATGTTGGTAGCATGTTGTCTGTTAAAACTGAGGAGGGTGTAATACCTGCCCCAGACGGAGTGCATGAAACTACCGACGGACTGCTTGTAACTACCAAAGACGGAGTTGTTGAACTTATCGAAGAGAAAACCGCACCCGTTGAGGAAGTTGAAGTTGAAAATCAATTTGCATCACTGGAACAATTTGACGCACTGCGTGCCGCCAATGAGGAAATGGCAAAGAAAATCGCCACCCTCGAAAACGCCCTTATCAATGTGTTGGGCAAAGTAGAAGAAACTTTCAGCGTGTTTGAAAAGTTTGCATCTGCTACACCTGAGCCGACCAAAAAGCCATTCGGAACAGCTAACAAAAACAAAGAGGAAAATTTTAATGGCTTTCTTTCCGCAATCAAAAAAATCAAATAATTAAATAATCATGGCATTTGACGTAACAGGTTTATCGAATTACACCAAAGAGGAGAGCTTAAATCTTCTGACCAAAGCCATGTTCAGTGCAAAAACCGCTTCATTGTTGAACGGTGCTGGACAGGTTCTCCCCGGTATCAAAAGTGCAGAAATACTGCCCCTGCTGTATTCTGACGTTTATTTTCAAACTGACAGCTGTTCTTACCAGACCAGCGGTAACACCACCCTTTCAAAGCGTACTTTGACCGTAGGTAAAGTAAAGGTACAGGAAACCCTTTGCCCCAAAGACCTCGAAACCAAATACACTCAAAAAGCTTTGAATGCTGGTGAAGCTATCGACATGGGTGTTTTCACTGAGCAAATCGGAAATGAAAAAGCTGCTAAAATTGCCGAAGCTATCGAAACTGCTATCTGGCAGGGTGACACCACTGGTGGCGTTGGAAACAACGGCTACTGGGATGGTTTCTTGACTATCCTTGGCGACCTCGGATTTGGCGGTGCTGGCGACCCTATCAAAGGTAACGTAGCCAACGCTTACACTTCTATCACTGCTTCAAACATCGACGACATCATCGGAACAATCTACGGTGTTATCCCTGCTGAACTGCTGGGTAAATCTGACCTGTTTATCGCAATGGGCGTTGACACTTTCCGCAAGTATCGTCAGTGGCTGGTGGGTGCTAACTTGTACCACTACCCTGCTAACGAAGTAGCTGAAATGGAAATCATCGACCCTGTAACTGGCATCAAGATTTATGGCCTGCACGGTATGAACGGGACAGACAAAATCGTTGCTGGTTTGTGGTCTAACTTCTGGTTAGGTACTGACATGATGAACGAAGAGGAGAG